ATACGTAGGTATTATTTGTATCCATATTTTGGAGGAAATGAATTTGCTCCTCATGATATAACAATAAGAATAAAAAACCTATAAAAAAACTTGGTTTACCTAAAAATATTTACTACATCACTACAGTAATCAATAAAAATAACAAATTAAAATAATAAAAAGTTATGGATTTAAATGAAATCAAAAACCGTTTAGCAAAACTAAACAACAAAGGGGGAGGTGGCTCTAGCGACTTCAAAAACAATTTTTGGAGACCACCAGTAGGTGAAAAATCAGTAGTAAGAATAGTACCTTACACACACAACAAAGACTTTCCATTTTCGGAATTATACTTTTACTTCGGTATTGGTAAACCAAGAATGATTGCTTTGTCTAATTTTAGCGAATCTGATCCTATTTTAGAATTTGCTACTCAATTAAAAAAATCAGGTGACAGTGAAAATATGGAATTAGCTAAAAAATTATACCCAAAACTTAGAGTTTTTGCTCCTGTAGTAGTAAGAGGAGAAGAAGACAAAGGAGTTAGGTTTTATGAATTTGGGAAAATGGTTTATCAAGAACTATTAGGTGTTATGGCTGATGAAGATTATGGTGATATTACAGACATTCAAAAAGGACGTGATGTTACAGTTGAAGTAATCCCAGCAGCAGAAACAGGTAAAATGTTTAATACAACAACAATCCGTGTTAAACCAAACCAAACACCATTAGTTAAAGATGCTACTAAAGCAGAAGAACTTTTAGAAAATCAAAAGAATTTAGTTTCTTTATTTAAGAAATATACTTTTGAAGAAATGAAGGACGAATTACAAGGTTATTTAAAACCAGCTGAAGAAGATGGTGGTAAAGAAACTGAAGTTAAAGCAGCACCTTCTAAAACTAAAAAGACTATCGATAATAAACTTGATGAATTATTTGACTAATGGCAAAGAAAAAAAAAGAAGACACAAATAGAGATGAACTAACAGATCTATTAGCAGAATCTCTAAATAAAAAATTTAGTAAAACACATCATAGAGTTGCTTATTTTTTAGACGGTAGTGAGGATTCTCCTACTGATGTTAATGATTGGGTATCTACAGGATCAACTGTATTAGATTTAGCTATTTCAAATAGACCTGATGGGGGATTACCTGTTTCTAAAATTGTTGAAATAACTGGTTTAGAACAAAGTGGTAAATCATTATTAGCATCTCATGTTATAGCAAACACACAGAAAAAAGATGGTATTGCAGTATACATTGATACTGAATCATCACTAAATTCTCAATTTTTACAAGCAATTGGAGTTAATGTTGAAAAAATGGTTTATTTACCATTAGAGACAGTTGAAGACATTATGGATGCAATTGAAAATGTAATTCTTAAAGTCCGAGAGAAAAATCCAAATAAACTTGTAACTATTGTTGTAGATTCAGTAGCCGCAGCTACCACTAAAATTGAGTCAGCCGCTGACTTTGAAAAGGATGGTTATGCCACTCAAAAGGCAATCATTTTATCTAAAGCGATGCGTAAAATTACTAATTTAATTGGTAAAGAAAAAATACTTTTAGTATTTACTAATCAATTAAGACAAAAGATGGGTGCAATGCCATTTGCTGATCAATATACTACTTCTGGTGGTAAAGCTCTACAATTTCACGCTTCAGTTAGATTAAGATTAAAACAAGTTGGAAAACTTAAAGATAAAATTAATGGAGTAGATGAAGTTGTAGGCTCAGAAGTTGAAGCAATTGTTGTAAAAAATAGAATGGGCCCACCAAACCGTAAAATCCGATACAATGTCTTTTATAGACAAGGTATAGACGATTTTGGAGGTTGGTTAAAACTGATGAAAAACTATAAAGTTTGTAAACAATCAGGCCCAATTTGTAAATACACAGACACCGAAACAGGTGAAATAGTAACTTTTTCAGGTAAAGAATTAGAATCTTTATGTAAAGAAAGACCTGAAATTAAAGAAGCTATGTACAGAGATACTTGTGAAGCTTATGTTATGAAATACCAACATGAAGAACCTCAAGACTTAGACCCAGACATTGAAATTGATGAAACTGGGTTATAATGGAAGACATATTTAGTTTATTAGATAACGTTCAAAAACCGGGCGATTTAGGGGTAAATAATAGGGTGTTGATAGTAGATGGTTTAAACCTTTACTTAAGAGCATTCGCAGTAAATGGAGCCCTAAATGACAATGGTGTACCTGTAGGAGGACTAACTGGATTTTTAAGATCTTTAGCTTACGCTATTAGAGAAGTAAACCCAACTAGAGTAATTGTAGTTTATGATGGTGCAGGTGGTAGTCAACGTAGAAGAAAAATACTTCCTGACTATAAAGCTAATAGAAAACCAGGTAAACGAATTACAAGATGGGATGCATTTAAAGATGCTAGAGAAGAAAAAGATGCAATGAAAATTCAATTTTCTCGTTTAATAGAATATCTAGATTTTCTTCCTGTTAATGTTATTTCAATAGATCGAATTGAAGCTGATGATACAATAGCATATATAGCCCACACTTTATTAGATGAAGATGTTACTATATTATCAGCAGACCAAGATTTTTTACAATTAGTAAATGAAAGAATCACAGTTTGGAGTCCTACAAAGAAAAAATTCTATACACCTAGAATGGTTATGGATGATTATGGAGTACCGGCTCACAATTTTTTAATGTATAAGGTTTTAATGGGTGACAAATCCGACAACATCGAAGGTGTTAAAGGATTAGGACCTAAAAAATTACCTAAAATAGTTCCAGATTTACTTACTCAAACTACCCTTGATCTTGATTTCATTCTGGAACATGCAGGTAAAGGAGAAGAACCTATGCATAAAAAAATTAGTGAGTCGGAAACTCAACTCCGATTAAATGAAGAATTAATGGATTTAAAAAACCCACCAATTTCAGGTGAATTAAAATTACAAATAGCAAGGTTAATAGAAGCACCAATAAACTTGCTTTCCCGAAATGATTTTATTATGATGTATTCAGATGATCAATTAGGTAATGCTATTAAAGCACCTGATTTATGGTTAAGGGAGCATTTTGTAAAATTAAATACATTAGCAAAACAAACACATGAGTAAATTAACCCAGTATGGACATGCATTTCAGATTAAGGCACTAGCTATCTTAATTACTGATAGAGATTTCTTGCAACAAATTGCAGATATAGTGTCTCCTGATTATTTTGATAATGATGCAGGTAAATGGATTATGAGAAAAACACTTAAATATTTTAATGAATATAAAACATGTCCTACAATGGAAGTGTTTAAAGTTGAAGTAGAAGGTATAAATCAAGAATTACAAAGTGTAGCTGTAAAAGATTTACTTAAACAAGCATACATAGCATCTAAAGGAACAGATTTAAATTATGTTAAAGACACATTTTTAGATTTTTGTAAAAATCAAACATTAAAAAATGCCCTAATGAAATCAGTTGACTTATTAGAATTAGGAGATTATGATGATATTAGAAATCTAATTGATAGAGCATTAAAAGCAGGAACAGAAAGAGACATTGGTCATGAGTATATCACTGAATTAGAAGATAGATTTAGAGAAGAAGCTAGAAATACAGTAGAAACACCTTGGCCTTTAATTAATAAATTACTTTGTGGTGGTTTAGGACAAGGTGATTTAGGAATGATTGCAGGAGGACCAGGAGGAGGAAAATCATGGGCTTTAGTAGCTTTAGGAGCACAAGCAGTAAAAACAGGTCACACAGTTATTCATTATACATTAGAATTAAGTGAAAAATATGTAGGTAGAAGATATGATGCTTGCCTCACAGAAATCCCAGTTGGAGATATTACATTACATAAAGATAAAGTAAAAGATAAAGTAGAAAATTTACGAGGTGGTCTTTATATTAGAGAATACCCCGCAGGACAAGCAACAGTAAATACCATACATGCTCATTTAGAAAAATGTATACAACAAAACATTGAACCAGATTTAATTATAATTGATTATGCTGATTTGTTAACTTCTAAAGCAAGTAAAGAAAAAAGAGACAAGTTAGATGATATTTATACTAATTTAAGAGGTTTGGCTACTGAAATGAAATTACCTATATGGACAGCATCTCAAGTAAATAGATCAGGAGCAAGAGAAGACATCATTCAAGGAGATAGAATGGCAGAAAGTTATAGTAAAATGATGATTACTGACTTTGCAATGTCTTTATCTAGAAATGCAGAAGATAAAGAAAATGGAACAGGAAGATGGCATATTATGAAAAATAGATATGGAGCTGACGGTATAACTTATGATTCTGTTATGGATACTGCAATTGGTAAGATCGCAATAAATATAAGAGGAAATAACAGAAATGAACAAACTCCCCCAGGAGAAATTTCACCTGCACAGCGAAGAAGACTTCGAGGAGCTTCTAACGATTTTTTTGGAATTTCATGAGTTTTTTAAGTATATATCGTATTTATCCCCACACAAAGGGGTTTTTAGCCCCCTTTTTTAACCCTAATAATTAATTTTTAACAAAATAATAGAATGAACATCTCACAAGAAATTTTATCAGACATCGTAGTTTACAACAAGTATGCAAAGTATCTTCCATCTAAACAAAGAAGAGAAACATGGGATGAACTAGTTACTAGAAATAAAGAAATGCATCAAGGAAAATTTCCACAATTAAAAGAAGAAATTGAAGATGTTTATAAAATGGTATATGATAAAAAAGTTTTACCATCAATGCGTAGTTTACAATTTGCAGGAAAACCAATTGACATAAATAATTCAAGAATATTTAATTGTTCTTATTTACCAATTGATGATTGGAGAGCTTTTAGTGAAGTAATGTTTTTATTATTGTCAGGTTGTGGTGTAGGATATAGTGTTCAAAAACACCACGTTGAAAAATTACCAGAAATTAGAATACCTAGAAAAACAAGAAGATTTTTAGTAGGAGATTCAATTGAGGGTTGGGCAGATTCAGTTAAAGTATTAATGAAATCTTATTTTGGGATAACAGCTGCAAGACCTATTTTTGACTTCCGTGATATTAGACCAAAAGGAGCAGAATTAATTACTGTAGGGGGAAAAGCACCAGGACCAGAACCATTAAAAGAATGTTTATTTCAAATCCAAAAAGTACTAGACAGAAAAAAAGACGGAGAACAATTAAGTCCTATTGAAGCACATGATATTATATGTCACATTGCTGATGCAGTATTATCGGGGGGTATCCGTAGAGCAGCATTAATTTCTTTGTTTGATTTACATGATAATGAAATGTTAACTTCAAAACATGGTGCTTGGTGGGAATTAAATCCACAAAGAGGTAGAGCTAATAATTCAGCTGTAGTAATTCGTTCAAAAGTTAGAAAAAAAGATTTTTTTGAATTATGGAGTAAAATTGTTGCTAGTAATTCAGGTGAACCTGGAATTTATTTTTCAGATGATAAAGATTGGGGCACAAACCCATGTTGTGAAATTGCTTTAAGACCATTTCAATTTTGTAATTTAACAGAAATTAATGTTTCTAATATAGAGTCCCAAGAAGATTTAAATAAAAGAGTAAAAGCAGGTGCATTTTTAGGAACTTTACAAGCAGCTTATACTAATTTTCATTATCTTCGTGACATTTGGAAAAGAACAACAGAAAAAGATGCACTTGTTGGTGTAGGAATGACGGGAATTGGTAGTGGAATAGTTTTAAAATATGATTTAGAGGAAGCAGCTAAAGAAGCTAAAAAAACAAATGAAGAAATTGCAAATATATTAGGGGTTAAAAAAGCAGCTCGTGTAACAACAGTAAAACCTTCAGGAACTAGTTCATTAGTATTAGGAACTTCATCAGGTATTCATGCTTGGCATAATGACTTTTATGTAAGACGTATGAGATTAGGAAAAAATGAAGCACTTTATCAATATCTTTCACAAAACCACCCAGAATTAGTAGAAGATGATTTCTTTAAACCAGACATTCAAGCAGTTGTTTCAGTTCCACAAAGAGCACCCAAGGGAGCAATTTATAGAACGGAAAGTCCAATGGATTTATTAGAAAGAACTAAAAAATTCAATGTAGAATGGGTAAAAGCAGGACATAGAAAAGGAGCTAACACAAATAATGTTTCAGCTACAATTTCAGTTAAACAAGATGAGTGGGATTCAGTAGGAGAATGGATGTGGAAGAATAAAAATACATTTAATGGTTTATCTGTATTACCTTATGATAATGGTTCATACACTCAAGCACCATTTGAAGACATTACAGAAGAAAAGTTCTTAGAAATGGAAAGTCATTTAAATAATATAGATTTAAAACAAATAATTGAAATGACTGATGAAACAGATTTAAAAGATCAAGCAGCTTGTGCAGGTGGAGCTTGTGAAATTGTGTAATAATGAGAAAAGATGATTGGATTACAGAACTATACTATAAACAAATAAGTGATAAATCAAGAAGTAATAACAATTCAAGGAAGGATGTTTCAAGTAAAAAGGAAATTCCCTCAACACAGGATCAATTTAAAAGAGGGAAATGCAAAAGATCTTAAAATATTTTTCCATTGTGATACAATATTTAAATCCCAAGGTTTAATATGGTTTTGTAATGAAATACCTACAGTAGAATATGAATAAAAAAACAAAAATAGATTCAGATGATTTAATGAAAGATACTAATAAAATTCTAAAAATTATAAATAATTTAGAAACAATGAATTTAGAAAATATTAACATTAAAAAACTTGAAGAAGAAATTAACACAGTAGAAAAAGATTTAAGAAAAAAATATAAAAATATTTTACCTGAAAATCTTGAAGATTATTTGGATACCCCAGAATAAAATTATATATAAAAAATAAAAGTTATGTTTCAAAGTACAAAAATATTTGATGGTTTTAGTTGTTGTTTTAGA